ATGAGCGAACTACAGTATCCAGTGGCGATCTACACTACCGAGGATGGTAAAGACCACGTGCGATTACAGCTCAGAGACCATTCCGCATGGCTTACACAAAAGCAAATGGCAGAGCTATTCAACGTCGGGGTTTCCGCAATCAGTAAACACTTGAAATCCATCTATGAAGGTGGTGAGCTTACGCGCGATGCAACTATTTCCAAAATGGAAAATGTTGCTCTTGAACAGGGGCGTTCCGTGCGTCGCAACATCGAGCACTACAACTTAGATGCCATTCTCGCCGTGGGATACCGCGTTCGTGGCCCCCGCGGCGCTCAGTTTAGAAAGTGGGCTACCGAAGTCTTACGCGAATACCTCATCAAGGGTTTTGCTTTGGATGACCAGCGACTGAAGAATGATGGGATTGATCTTCGACAACCTCGTTCGTCAGCCCCATTCGGCGAGACGTATCCAGTCGTCCTTTGCCCGTAGATGTCCACCCCTGGGACGGATCGAGAGGACGTTTATCGAATCCAAAGAGCTTCGAAAGCTCCTGCACGTCCTTTGCGATCTCCTCAAGGGTTTCTCCACGGACACGATCTGCCATCTCGGCAGGCAAATGCGCATCACTGAGCGCTGTCTTCACGCGATCGATCCGCTCGGACTCCTTGACAGAGTCCATGAACTTCTCCATCGCGCTGATTTTTTCTGCCATCTCGGCAAAGCGTGTTTCCAAGTCCTTCTTCTCCCCCTTCAGACGTTCATTTTCAAACTCGGCGTTCTTCGCCTTCGTCTGCCATTCCTGTCGCTTATCTCGCTCTTTGGCAAGATCACCGAGAACAGCCCGCTTCGAGCCTCGTCCGGCACCGTTTTCTCCGTCCGAGTCGTCTTCATCTCCCCCGTCTGAATCGCCTTTCCCGGAATCGTCAGAGGTGTCTCTCTTCTCCCTCTCGGCTCCCTTTGGCGATTCGTTGCCATCCTTGCTCTCGTCAGCTGTGGAGCCTCCGCCTACTTCTCCGCTGGGTGTTCCCTCAATGAAGCGGAGCCAAAACGGGTACTTTACTTTCATCTGATCTTTCCTCCCATCAAAAAACCCGCTACCTCACTTTTGAGGTAACGGGTGTTCTTTATTTTCTTTGGTTAGCGCAACGCTAGCCCCTCTGATCTAACGGCATGAGTAGTCGGCCGTTTTACCCATGCCATCATCTCGGTTATGTTGCCCCTATTCTTTTCTGCTACTTCTCCAGTGCTTTTTCGCACCCAATAGCATGGAGTCCCCTCTGGCTGAGAATCGTTCGGCATCACATGAAAGATGTAATCGTCTTCAAACCCAGCACGGTCAAAGGTCCCGATAGGTCTACCCGAGAATTCTGATGCCCTCATAATCGCATCTCTCAATGTAGCCACATTACTGCTCATGCTCGGCTCCTTTCACAATACGGACGGTTCTTTCGCCGGGTTTAAAACCCAACAAACTAGCCCACCCATAGCTTCCAGGTCTTGCAACTTCCAGCTCGTATTCTACATCGTAATGACGGTTTTGAGGGTCTTCAATCACCAATCCTTGCAAAGTCTTCTTCCAGAAAACTACGTGTGCATAGCCGACAATTCCGCGGTATCGCAAAACACCAAACGCCCCGACCTCCATCTCATTTAGATGCTGTCTAACTTCTGCAAATTTCATTGCATGGGTGTTGGTTTCACTATCGTGCCATACCGGATGGTTTCCCTTATCGTCAGTCCACGTTGCTACCGATTGCCTAGCATTTTCTCGAGGCTCACCCGCGATAGCCTCAATATCGCTGTAACCAACTTCCATCATCGCGCGAGCCTGCACGCATCGCACGCAGTTTTTCATGTCGCCGGTCGGATTAACTTCCGTAGGAGACTTTCCACCAGTCTTATGCCTCTTCCTCGATACTCCAAGCAGCCTTTTCGGTGGTCTTCCCAATTCTATTGATCCGCCAACCGATACTGGCCTGATATACCCCTGTTCCTTGAGCATCTCCCACCGCGTGACAGGGTCTTTGACACTCATAATCGCATCGACAGACATGCGCCGACGACTTTCTTTACGCATCCATTGTGAGCGAACCCTAGTGAAGCCCTTCGTGGCACCTGTCATGCCCTGTCTCGAGTTGACCACTTGAGCGATATCGGCGCCTTCGCGGATTGCTTGAGCTCCTGCAACGGTGAAGATGCGGTCTTGTTCCTTTTCCGGGAGCGATTCAAAGTACTCCGCAGCGCTGAACTCCGGACCCGTAAACTCCACATCTTTATCCATCGGAATCGGAATCTGATCACAATCACACATCGGATGGCGTTGGAACGGCTTCTCCCAGAAGCCCTTCTTCCCCGCTAGAACCGCGCAGCGAGCACAACACGGGATCGTCGCCATCCTCATGTACATCGTTCTCGGACGAGCAAGCCCCGCAATAGCGCGTGCCGCACGCTGCGTATCGATAAGTGACGTCAACACAATCTTCGACAACAGCTTATTCCCGTTACGCCACGCAACATACGGACTCTTCCCGAGAGCTAAGTCCTCCCTCACCCGGCGCGCTACCGCGTTTGGTATGAGTTCTAGTCCTGCACCGTTTGGGAGTTGACCGGCGAAGGCTTCTGGGGCTAGGAGGCCGATTGGGGTGTCCTGCCAGCCGTTTGCCATGAGAGACATGTTCATCGTCTTGTCGATAAGTGCGGCGTTTTTGGTTTGGGCGTTGGCTAGGGCTGCGATTACAAGGTGGGAGCGTTTTTCTACCCACTCGTCGATGTCCATCGGGCTTCGTGCCGGCATGATGTCTTGGCGTATGACATCCATGGTGTCTCGGATGATGCGGGCGCGGGCTTGGGCTTCTTCTCGAACCCCAGGCGGAAGCGCGCGGTAGGACCATGTGAGTGACATTAGGCATCACCTGTTGGAAGGTCTTGTCCGATTCGTCCGAGTTTGCCCATGACTTGGGTGTCCAGTCCGTTTTCTTCCTCCTGTAACCACAGAATTTCTCGGTCGATTCGCGCTTGGGAGAAGCCCATTTCGTTGAGAGCGCCACGAACGCTGAGCATTGGTTTGCCGCCCGTGTATTTCTGCATTGCGTCGGCCTTTTGTGCCTCTGTGGGAGTTCCTGGGTCGTGGAAGATGACGGCGATGTTGCCGTCGGAGTCCCATGTTCGTGTGCGGATGCGCTCCGCGACGCCAAGCGCCCATGCATAGGCTTTGCCAGTCGTTCTGTTGACTCGTTCCACCTGCTTTACTAGGCGCGATTCGTCGGCGCGAATGGCGCCTTCAGCTGCAGGATTGACTGAGTTCTGCCCCATCATTCGAACAGGTAGTCCGGTAACGGTTGATGCCTGTTCCGCGAGCATTTTTATGGAGTCCAAGTAGCCTGAAAGCGATGCGCCGTCCAGCTGGTAGACTTTGGCATCTTTGTTTCCTAGGACAAGCATTGCTCCGAGGTAGACTTTCCACGGGTCTTTGATAGGCTTGCCGTTCTCGTCTTGGAAATCCTGCTTCGAGACACCTGTGGCCACCTTCTGTGGCGTCGCAGTGGACTCGATAGCGACCTGCAGATTCATGACAACGCGACCAGCCATATTCACGAGCGGCTTCAAGTCGGCAAGTTGGGTCTCCCCATGGAACCAATCATCTGAAGTGTCGCGGTTGAACGCCATGACGATGGGGACTCTGCCGAGTCCGTGGTCGATGCGTTTAGCGACCTCTTCGCCCTTCACCCGGCGCGTATAGATGGTGTAGTTAGGGCGGTATAGCACTTGTGCGAGGTCGCGGCCGTCAGACTGTTTGTAGGTACGCAGTGCCGCCACTGTCTCCCGTGTGACGGGGTCGACCTCGACTGCGAGGTTCTTTGGGGATTCGACGCGGATAATAGGGCGATCCCCGTCTGGGTCTGCAGCAACGGAGAGTGCCGCACGCCCGAGGACGAGGAGGTCGCGCGCAAACTTCAACGATTCTGTATCGAGGTCGTTTCGCTCCCAGTCGCGACGCAGCTCTGGGTCTTCGGAGATGTCTCCGGTCCTGATCAGCATGCGTACATCCATGCGTTCACATAAGACATCAACGTAGGTTCGACACCAGTTTAGAGGGAAGGCGAACTGCCTGAAGCGTTCATCTACTGCCAGGCCAAGCGAGCCGATATTCTGAGCTCCTCGGTAGTACCGTTCGTTTGTAGCGTCGGCTGCCATGTATGAATCAATCCGATTCTTCAGCTTCTGAATGAGCCCGCGATCCTCTTCGCTGATCTCCATGTGTGTCACCTCCAACTAAATACGATGGCCTCGTTTGATTCGTGTAATCCCCAACCTGAAGCAGTTGCGTCCATTGCAGCTTCGTGGGCTATGACTGTCGCCATCGCGGCGTCAATCTTCTGGTGGTCTGTAGGTTTTCCAAGCACGTATTTCTGCCCCGGCTTGGCCACCTTCTTCGCATTCGCAATGGCCATGTTCGTTAATGGGCAGTTGTCGTGGCTAATCCGGCCGTTGGAAAGGTCAATCTCGAAGCGGGTCAAAGCCTCGTACATACGCTTGATTGAGTTCGTAGCCCACTCAAAGACGTGCTCACGGCCGTATTCCAGGGCCCATTCGCCGATCTCGCTTCGCCAGTCCTGGGGGTCGCAGTACATCCGCTCTACGTCGTAGCGCTGGAACACTTCATCGACGGCCGCCGCTACTTCACCGCGCGGGATCTTTCCTCCCCACTGCTCCGGGTTCCAAATAGTCGGACGCTCATCCGGCCCGTAGCGCGGGGTAAAGCTGTAGCCATCGACGGTTTCCGCTCGAAGGGCTGTCCAGTCGTTGTTCTCCGAGCCGTCGAACCCGACACAGATGCGCGCTCCTGAATCAGGATTCGGAAGCCACATGAATATGCTCCTCCCACAAGCCCTCCGGTAGCCACGAGCCAGACGAGTACGTAATTCGGTTCCCAAAGAAGCGCTCTGCCTGCTCCGGATCGCGCTCACTCAACTCAGCTGCTTCTGCCATCACAGCATCAATATCGACCCACGGAGAACCCTTATAGACGATTTCTAGAATCTTCCGACGATCCTGCAAGTTCCTCCACGAAAGATTCGCTGGAGGCTTAACATAGAAACGGAAGATATCCTCGACAGAGGACTCCTGCGTTTGCTGAGCCACCGAGTTCTCCGAAGAGTCATAAGCGTTCGTCATTTCAATAGACCGGCCACTCATACCAGCAAGACCACGACGCTGCGCGTGGGCAACCATCTCCATCCGGTTCCGTCTGTTCCACAGGCCTGTCTCGTCCTGGATAGCGAACGAAATCGGGTTACCAAGACGGCCCATCGCCGATGCCGTTACAACATCAATACGATCTGACTCGTCTCCACCAATATCGTTGAAGATTCGAACAAAACTACCTCGATCAGCCATAAGCTCACTCAGCGGCCCCAGCGTGATCATGGAGCGAAGATGCCTGTATAGGTTCGACTCCACCTGGTCCTCTGCCGTAGCGGTCAGCTGAATGAGTGGCGACGGATGTCGGCGTCCCTTCGGCTCCCCTGGCAGATACTGATGAACGAATCCACACGGGCATCCGTTATCCGAGCACCTGTAAACCTCGCCCGCGACCGCCCAGCCATCGAACTGTGACGGACCAACCGCCTCAATACAGGTCATCGAAGCAGCAAAAGGCCCCTTGCCCGTCTTCTGCGGCCCGATGATCTGCAGGCGTCGATACTGGAACGCCTGCGACCGAAGGGGAACCCCCTCCCACACAAGCCCATCCCGTATACGGCCATAATTAGCCGCATTCCAGAATTGCCAATCCGACCATACAAATGACGCACCACGGGAAGCCCCATCTGGAACCCTGCAATGAGCTTGTACCCAATCGTCCCAAAGATCAGCGAGCGTAGGAAAATCTACAACCCACTTCTGATTCATTCCTTACTCGCGGAGCCTACGCATCGGAGTAACTGGGGCGAGCGCGTTCGGCTCCGCCTCCTCGCCGTCTAATTCCTCTCGAACTACCCAGCCATGTTCCCTCATGCCCGCAGGAGTCAACCCGATCGCATCTGCCAAACGGATAACCTGCGTCATCGTCGACGGAGATGCGTCCGGCTGCTCAGCTTTCACCGTCCAATGAACCCACTGAGCGATCATCAAATGAAGCCACGGCATCTTTGACCATGCCGCAGCCTGCGGGAACTTCCACGCTTTGCGCCACAGTGCCGTCTCTCTCGACGGCTTCTTAGGCAGTGGCCACGGTGGCGGTTTACCATCCCAGCCTTTAGCCGGCAGATAGGTGACTTCCCCTTGAATCCCTCTCCTATCCGACCGTTTCGATAGCGGGCTCGGCCGTGGGCCAGATCTGCTGCGTGCGCCGCCACTAGCCATTACTGCCACCTCACTATCAAATTAATAATTACTTCGCATGTGTCGGGTTCAAAAAATCACCCCAAACTGGAACTTTTGAACCCTGCGCATGGTTTTCTCACCTAGGGCGCGGTGCGACCTGGGCTTTCGCTAGCCCCCTCCCCCTGGGGTAGCACACCATACACTTTTCAAACTCATGTACTTTTCCTAACATTTCTGAACCGTCGCCCGTCTGCTAGCCGCGCCCCCTTGCGGGAATTGCACGACCGACAAAGAACCGACAAGCGACCGGCCGGCGATCCGCCTGCCGCAATCGGGACAACGTGATCTGCTGTCAGATCGGTGGCCACATGAGGTGGCCGCCCAAACCCTGGGCAAACGTTGCCGTACCGACTACGCCACGCTTCCACAACCGTCTTGCGACGTCGAACCTCGGAAGATGTGAGAGTTCGCTTTGTCGGAACGGTTAGACGCTGCTTGCGCTCAGCCCGACGCGCGTGCTCCTCGCAACGGCCCTTGCAGACCGCGACGCGCGGACAGCCAGCTTCACAACACACCGTGCCAGCTCGAGCCATTCCCGTCACCTTCTTATCGCTTGCGAACAGCATAGCGCATACTTCACAAAGGCATGTACAAATATGCACTTCTGCCTGCAACAACAGCCACTTATCTAATGTCCTATTCGATGCTTTTTAAGCAGCTTTTCCACCGGCGTTGCTTCCACCGCGTCGCGCAGCATTCGCACCGGCCCCACAAGCTCGTCGAGCGCTGTTGGTGCCCACTCTCTGGTCAATAGTTCCTCGCGATGCCTCACCATCCACGCAGCGCGAAGGTTGAGACGGCAAGGAACATCCAATCGCAGACGCAGATCATCTGCGAGACACGCCGACCACCCAAAGATCGGCGGCTCCAACGACATCTTCACATCCAACGGATGCACAACCAACGGCGGACGTGACCCAGCATGACGCACACGCGCTCCCGCATTCGACCCAGCCGCCGGAACAGTCGGCACCATCAGATCATCAAGCAGCGGAGCAAGCCTAACCACTGCCTTCAAGCAATCGACCAGAACAAAGCAATCTGCCTTATCCAC